CCAGAACACCTATCAAATCTACTACCGCCCACTTCATAAGTGGATCGAGGTCACCCAGGAAGAGAAGCAGAATTGGGAACGCTTCACCGATGCGACCCGCAAGGCCCAGCAAAGAGCCGGGGCCTGCTGTGTTCCATACAAGAAAAGTTATAAGTGCGACGGCCTTTGCGACGAATGTGAGTTCCGTTGCATCCCCAAGGATGCACCCCAGCACCTCTCCATCGATGTCGAAATGGATAACTCCTACGAGAATGGGGTTTCTCGCACCAGCTTCCTATCTGACGAGCGCCTCACAACCGAGATCAGCGTTGACAGCATGATTCTGAACCGACTGCTCATCGAGTTGAAAAGCACCGATCCGGAAAGTTACAAGATCCTCATGGTTCTTGCTGAAGGCCTGTCGGAGCGTGCAGGAGCGGAACAGCTGAATATGCCACGTAACACCTTCATTTACAAGAAAAACCAGTTGCTCAAACGCCTCCGAGAAAATTTCTAAAATTTTTTTCATTTTCTTTCGGCCACTTTCCCGATTTCTGTCCAGATGGGTCAGTGAAAGGCAAAACGATACGCCTTGAGAAAGGAGAAGAGCCAATGCCCGAAAAAGCCAAAAACCACGACACCGCAACCGAGGAAGACATCATCGAGGTTCTTACCGCAATCAGCGTGGTGTCCAGACGACTGGCACGGAACATCATGTCCGCTAGCCAGCACAGCCAATCAATCAAAGGAGGAAAACGAAATGAGCAAAATTCAGACCCTGCTGAATGTTATCGAGGATGTCCGTGCTGTTGCAGATAGCCTTATCCCGGTAATCGAGAAGTTCAAAGACCTTGCAGATAGTCTGCAGGCGGTAGCCGATGCACTGGCTTCCACCGAAACCAAGGTTGACCGCATCATCGAGGCTCCTAAAGCCAAACTCGCACCTGCAGATGAAAAGCAGGAAATCACCTATGACCAGGTCAGCAACACTCTCATGGCCATCTCTCGCAAGAGTAAGGAACACAGCATGAAGCTTCGCGCCCTGGTTAAGAAGTACGGCGCCAATAAGTTGTCGGAAATCTCTCCGGCTCACTACGACGCCATCCTTGAGGAAGCGAAGGTGATTGCTGATGCCGAGTAACCACGCAGTTCTCTCTGCATCGTCCTCGGATCGTTGGCTTCACTGTCCTCCCTCGGCAAGACTCAACGAGAACTATCCCAATGTCAGCAGCGACTTCGCTGCCGAAGGCACAGATGCCCACAGCCTATGTGAGTTCCGTCTGAAGTTGGCGCTCGGCCTCGATGCGGAAGACCCCATCGAGAACCTCACCTGGTACAACGAAGAGATGGAAGATTGTGCCTCGGCCTACGCTTCCTATGTCATTGAACTGGTTGAGGAAGCCAAACGCTCCGGCAGCACTCCCACCGTCCTCATTGAGCAGCGTGTGGATTTCTCCCGTTGGGTGAACGAGGGCTTCGGCACAGCTGACTGCATCGTCATCGCAAACGGCACTCTCAACATCGTTGACTACAAGCATGGTAAAGGGGTTGAGGTGTCTGCCGAGGAGAACCCGCAGCTGAAGCTTTATGCCCTCGGTGCTCTGGAGATCATCGACTACATCTACGATATAGACGAGATCCAGATGACCATTTTCCAGCCACGCAAGAGCAACGTCAGCATCTACCGCATCAGCAAAGATGCACTCCTGGCTTGGGCGGACGGTACTTTGACCGAACAGGCCAAACTGGCCTACGAAGGTCTCGGCGACTTCAGCTGCGGTGAGTGGTGCCGTTTCTGCAAGGCCAAGGCAGAGTGCCGTGAACGCGCCAATGCCAACCTGGAACTCGCCAGGTATGAGTTCCAAGATCCCGCTCTGCTCACGGATGCAGAGGTAGCCGACATCCTCGGCAAGGTTGATGCTCTGACAGCCTGGGCATCCGATGTCAAGGAATACGCACTTCAGCAGGCCGTAAGCGGTAAGGAGTGGACCGGTTGGAAACTGGTCGAAGGCCGATCCAACCGCAAATACACCAACGAAGCTATCGTTGCCTCCACAGTTGAGGGCGCAGGCTTCGACCCCTACGAGAGAAAAGTCCTCGGTGTCACCGCAATGCAGAAACTGCTCGGAAAGACCCGCTTCGAGGAACTGCTCTCCACCTACATTGAAAAGCCGCAAGGCAAACCCACACTCGTGCCGGAGAGTGACAAGCGTCCGGCAATGAATACAGCCAAAACTGATTTTATGGAGGAATGAAAAATGTCTATTACTGCAAACAGAACTACCAACCCTATGAAGGTTATCACCGGTCCCAACACTCGCTGGTCTTATGCCAATGTCTGGGAACCTAAGTCTATCAACGGCGGTGCTGCCAAGTACAGCGTCAGCCTCATCATCCCCAAGTCCGACACCGTAACCGTTGCCAAGATCAAGGCAGCCATCGAAGCCGCCTACCAGGAAGGCCAGGCCAAGCTGAAGGGCAACGGCAAGAGTGTGCCCCCTCTCGCAGCCATCAAGAACCCTCTCCGTGATGGTGATATCGAGAGACCCGATGACGAAGCCTACGCCAATGCTTACTTCGTCAATGCCAACTCCGCTACCGCTCCCGGCATCGTGGATGCTGATCGCAACCCTGTCCTCACTCGTTCCGAGGTCTACTCCGGCGTGTATGGCCGTGCAAGCATCAACTTCTATGCGTTCAACTCCAACGGCAATAAGGGCATTGCCTGTGGCCTCAACAATCTGCAGCTGATCCGTGCCGGTGAGCCTCTCGGCGGTAAGGCAAGTGCAGAGTCCGACTTTGCCACTGATGACGATGAGGATTTCCTCGCCTAACACTTCAAGCCTCAAGGGTGGCAGAGCAATCTGCCACCCCTTTAGGGGCATAGAAAGGACGTGAACCGATGAAAACCATCTCAATCGATATTGAGACCTATAGCGACCAGCCCCTTGCCAAAACGGGGGTTTACCGCTATGTGGAGTCTCCTGCATTTGAAATACTGCTCTTTGCCTACAGCATTGATGGTGGTGAGGTTCATGTTGTGGATCTTGCCTGCGGTGACAGTATTCCCGAAGCAGTAAAGGATGCCCTTGAAGATGAGGGTGTCATCAAGTGGGCATTCAACGCAGCTTTTGAACGTATCTGCCTCTCACGTTTTCTCGGCTACCCAACGGGCGAGTACCTAAATCCTGGCTCTTGGAGATGCTCCATGATCTGGGCGGCAACGATGGGACTGCCTCTCTCCCTGGAGGGTGTTGGTACTGTCCTTGGCCTTGAAAAGCAGAAGCTTACAGAGGGCAAGGAACTCATCAAATACTTTTGCCAACCTTGTGCGCCGACCAAGACGAATGGCCAACGCACCCGCAATCTTCCTGCCCATGCACCGGAAAAGTGGCTCAACTTCAAGAAGTACAATGCCCGAGATGTCGAGGCAGAGATGTCCATCCAGGCGAAGCTTGCCAAGTTTCCGGTACCGGAAAGTGTGTGGGATGAGTACCACCTTGACCAGGAAATCAATGACCGAGGCGTGGCCTTGGACATGGAACTTGTAAAACAAGCCATTGCCCTTGACGCCCGTTCCCGATCTGAACTTACCACAGCAATGAAAGAGTTAACCTCTCTCGAAAACCCCAACTCCGTACAGCAAATGAAGTTATGGCTTGCCGATAACGGTATGGAAACTGATACCCTGGGGAAAAAGGCCGTAGCCGAGATGTTAAAGACTGCTCCACCGGAAATGAAGAAAGTCCTCATTCTCCGTCAGCAGCTTGCCAAATCCTCGGTGAAGAAGTACCAGGCAATGGAGACAGCAGTCTGCGCCGATGGCCGTGCAAGAGGGATGTTCCAGTTCTATGGAGCCAACCGTACAGGCAGATGGGCGGGTAGAATCATTCAGATGCAGAACCTACCCCAGAACCATCTCACAAACCTCTCCGATGCCCGTGGTCTTGTTCGTGACGGCGACTTTGATGCCGTAGAGTTCTTCTTTGATGATGTGCCGGACACGCTTTCCCAGCTGATCCGCACAGCTTTCGTACCATGTGATGGTAACAAGCTGATCGTAGCAGACTTCTCAGCCATTGAGGCTCGTGTCATTGCCTGGCTTGCAGGAGAAGAGTGGCGTCAGAAAGTTTTCGCCGAGGGCAAGGACATCTACTGTGCGTCCGCTTCCCAGATGTTCGGTGTTCCTGTTGAGAAGCACGGCATCAATGGCCATCTCCGCCAGAAAGGCAAAATTGTAGAACTGGCTCTTGGCTATGGCGGATCAGTTGGTGCCCTTAAGGCTATGGGGGCTTTGGAGATGGGTCTTACCGAAGAAGAACTTCCACCCCTTGTCGATGCCTGGAGACAGGCCAACCCTAACATCACAAAGCTATGGTGGGATGTTGACCACGCTGTAATGGAAGCCGTCCGCTTCAAACACACCAACGAAACTCACGGCATTGTCTTCTCCTGCAAGAGCGGGATGCTGTTCATTACGCTCCCCTCCGGCAGACAGCTTGCCTATGTAAAGCCCAAGATCGGCACCAACAAGTTCGGTGGCGACTGTATCACTTACGAAGGAGTCGGTGGCACGAAGAAGTGGGAGCGTCTGGACAGCTACGGTCCTAAGTTCGTGGAGAATATTGTGCAGGCCACAGCAAGAGATATTCTCTGCTATGCCATGCAGACACTTCGCAACTGTTCCATCGTCATGCACATCCACGATGAAGTAGTCATCGAAGCCGATCCAAGAATGAACCTTGATGCCGTCTGCGACCAGATGGGCAGAACCCCACCCTGGGCATCAGGACTTCAACTCCGTGCCGATGGCTACGAGACCGATTTTTATAAGAAAGATTAACGAGGTGAAAACCATGAGTGTAAATAAGTTCAACAGCGAAGGGTACTACGATCCTACCGCTTACGCTGCGATGACAACCATTGAAAATGAAGAGAGGGCGCTCCGTGCCTTCCGTCCTATCGTTTACATCTGCTCACCCTATGCCGGGGACGTGGAAAAGAACGTTCTGGCTGCCCAGGCTTACAGCCGCTTTGCCGTGGATAACGGATACATTCCCATCGCACCACACCTTCTGTTCCCGCAGTTCCTCAACGACAAAAATCCTAAAGAGCGTCAGTTGGGTCTGTTCTTTGGCAATGCCCTCATGAGCAAATGCTCCGAGGTATGGGTCTTCGGTGACCGCATCTCTGATGGCATGGAAGCCGAGATCCGCAGAGCCAAGTGGAAGAACTACCGCTT